GGTGTTGAACCTCAGTTGGTAGAAGTGGTTGAGAAGGCAATCACATTGACAAAGGTTGACTTTGGTGTCATTGAAGGACTAAGAACTGAAGAAAAACAAAAAGAGCTAGTTGCAGCTGGTGCTTCTCAAACAATGAAGTCTAAGCATTTACATGGACATGCTGTTGATTTGATGGCATATGTCAATGGAAGAGGATGCTGGGAATTAAACGTATATGATGACATTGCTGATGCAATGAAAGAGGCAGCTTATGAGCTTGATGTAAAGATTCGTTGGGGAGCAGCTTGGAATATTGATGATCTTGCGCTTTGGGAAGGAACAGCTGAAGAAGCCATGAATAACTATATCGATGAAAGAAGAAGTCAAGGTAAAAGACCATTCATCGATGCACCACACTTTGAATTATCATGAGCGCAGAAATAGAAGAACAAAACAAAAATATTAAAGTATATGCTTGGGACTCAACAACCTTTTGGGCTTTGGGAAAGAAAGAATGCCATTCCGATTTGATGTCGAAATTAAAAACTTTTATGAAAACCAAAAAACAACATATTCAAAAATTATTCAAGAGCATACAACAATAGGAATGATTGCTGCTCAACGTGAAGGAATGAGGAAATTTCGAGAGGAATGGCCAGAGAATACTGATGAAGAAAAATATCTGAATATTAAAACGAAGATAAAGTTTGTCAAAGAATAAACCTTGACATTTTTATTAGCATTTAGTATAATATGAAAATAATAATGATTGTGCTCATTGCACTTGTTGTGAATACTACTATACTATATGCTCCGATTGAAGAAGATCTAGATCGGAGAAAAACACAATGTCTCTTTCGTGATGTACCTGATCAAAGAGATTATTTCATACATTATTACTACGGAATGAGAGGCTATTAATTATCATGTTTAAGCATCTGAACATTTCATTACCAGAAGCCACTGCTAAAACAGTAGATGGAAAACGATTCTATTTCACTGAATCTGGTGGTGTATTTCCTTCAATCACCACAGTCCTAGGAGCAACAGAAAGAAAGAAAAAATGGTTGAAAGAATGGAGAGCTTCTGTTGGTTATGATGTTGCCAATTATATTTCAAGAACATCTGCATCAAGAGGAACAGCTTTTCATAAGATTTGTGAAGACTATATAAATAATAGTGACATAGAACATCATAAACAAAAGTTTCTACCATGGTGTATGTTCACACAACTAAAGCCTGTTCTGGATGAGAATCTGAATAATATTCATCTACAAGAACAGGCAATGTGGAGCGAAAAATACCGTGTGGCAGGACGTGTTGATTGTATTGGTGAATGGAAAGGTGTACTTTCTGTCATTGATTTCAAGACGTCCAAGTCAGAACGAAACGATGAATATAATACAGACTATTACATTCAAGGTTCTGCCTATACAGAGATGTATGAAGAAATGACTGGAACACCAATCAATCAGGTTGTGATTCTAACAACAACTGAGGATGGAACTGTTCAAGAGTTTGTGAAAGAAAAGAAACCTTATCTTCAACCTCTTGTAGAAACCATTGATGAATTTACAACTCAATGGGAGAAAGAAAATGAAGAAATTTCTGCTACTGCTTAGTGGACTATTTGCAACCAGTACACTTTATGCTCAACAAATGGCAAACAAGCCAATCTTTTGTGCACCATTACAGAATGTTGTAGCAATTGCGGAGCAAAGAGGTGATTATCCTGTAATGTATGGTGACACTACTTTGCAAGCACAACAAGGAACAATGTCTGCAAAGGTTATCATTGCTCACAATTTCCAAACAAAAACATATTCAATCATCGAAGTATATAACACAAACTGGGCATGTGTTTTAGCAATAGGAACTAAATTAACAATTATGCCTCCTGATGGCGGTATGGTGCCGAATGATAATTCGACAGATCCGTTTAAAGGTATTCCGATTGATCCAGATAACAGTATGGCATTATGAAAAAAAGAAAAGGCAGAAAAGCATCAAAAAGGACAGTACGCTGCACCATTTGCACCACACATCGATGGCTGGGTAATAATGAAGGTCGATGGAACATCAATACTCAGAAACGAGAACAATCTGCAAAGGAACAGCTAAAAGAATTTGCTTGTTGACATGTGAAGATATTTTTTAGCACGCAGGTTCGATTCCTGCCACCTCCACCATATTCTTTTCAACACATGGGGGTGTAAAGGCATTCGACTAGAAAAGAAAATAGCAAAGAGAGCAAATAGGGTAGTGACCAACACTAATTCAATTAGAGGCAAACAACTCTGATTATTCTTCTGCGCAAGTAGCTTTGGCTGCTTGATGCAGGTGGGTTTGTGGCAAACCTAGAAACAGAATTGCCACATTCACATCACACACATAAGGAAAAGTAACATGGATCTTTCATGCTTACATCATGACAATTCTGAATTAAAATCATATTTTAAGGCAGAATACAAAAATGATTGGGAATATGCATATGCTGATTTTCTGGAAGAGAAAAGAAGCAAAAGAAAAAACATTTTCAAAACAATTATGGCAACACTTTTTCACACACACAAAGGAGAATAAGACATGGCAGAAGTAAACAAGAATCCATTCCAAATTCGGCAAGAATTATTGAGCACTGCAAAAGAATACATGGTATCCATGTATGAATTGCAGCAAACCTATTTTGACCGCCAGTTCTATTTAGCTGAAGAAATGATGAAAAAAAATTCAGAGGAAGGAATGAAATTGTATCAAGAAGCAATGAATTCCACTGAAAAATTCTATAAGAATTATCCAGGAGTTGAACAAATTTTAGGAGTTGCAAAACAATTTCAAGAGTTTGTGGATAATAAAGACAAGAAATGAAAAAACATGAATTAATGCCTAAATGGTTGAGAGGATTTTTTCCAAAAAAATTTACTGCTATAACCATTTCTAAAAATACTGCATGGTATCGTGATCTCAAGACACTTGATGATGAAAGTATTCGGAGACATGAAGAAGTTCATATGATGCAGTATGAAAGGCATGGTTGGTTTGTTTTTATAATTCTTTATTTTTGGTACACAATTAAACATGGATATTGGAATAATCCATTAGAAATTGAAGCCAGAGAAAAATCTAAATAAGCAGTTTATGGAGGTTCTGCCAAAAAACCTCCAACATAAAGGAAAAATTAAATGATGTTTGAAGAATTAAAAATTATGAGTGCGAAAAAATTTTCATATGAGATTGAAGAATTTGTAAATCGAACTGGTATCTCATATCTTGATGCAGTTCTGGAATATTGTTCTGAAAACAAAATAGAACCAGAAACTGTGGCATCACTTATTACCAAACCTCTTAAAGAAAAGATTGAAGTGGACGCTATGAAACTCAATCTTATCCCCAAAGTTTCTCAGTTACCTGTATAAAAATACTTGACATTTTTCCTGAGAAGGAGTATAATGTTTGCTATGGAAAGTTGGGATGCCTATAAAATCTATCTTGGCTTAAAACTACATTTTACCAAAGAACATTATGATTTTAAAAAGTATTCTGGCAAAACAAATGCAAAGAAGTCTTCATTTCTTAAAAGAAACGATAGATTTTTCTTTCATCGGATTGGTCGTAAGTATGGTGATAATACACTTGACTATTTTGTCGCTAATATAATCAAGAATCCAAAAGCATGGATTGGTGATTATGATGAGCAGACTTACATTGATTGGAAAAAGACTCAACAGAGTATTGGTTATGTTTTTCAGACAGATATGGAAAAACTTCTCAGAACAGAATCAATTGATTCTTCCAACTTCAATACACTTTTCACTTGCGTTTTAGGACAACATCCGCTATTATTAAAGAGATTTCTTGGTGGCCAAATTCACCTCGAAACAATGGTCATACTCAATCAGATTCTGAGTTATCTAGATCAATTTGATCGTGATATAAAGGAAAACATTGTATGGCCACAGAAACGTAATCTTATTCTTAAATATGCATCTTTTATAGAAACTGATATAAAAAGATGCAAACAATATCTTATCAATATGCTGTAGAGGAAATATGGCAAAACAAACAATTGAAGATGTAATTCGTGATCGTGATCATCTGGCTCTAAAAGTACAACAACTTGAGACACGTGTTCGTGAGCTTGAGTTTGACTGTGCAACATTACAAAGACGTGATGGTGAGTTGAATCAACGTCTCAAAGAGCTTTCTTATCAGAAAGTGCTTGCACATCGTCAACAAAATCCATCACCAAGAAGGAATTTTAATCGCAGATGAGTGTTAAACTAATAAGCTATACTCAGGCATCACCTGAGTTTTTGCAATCAATATCGGAGGATTTAAATGTCCAAGATCTCGTTGCGTATTGTGCCCGTGTATCGAATCCCTCGAACCAACACAACACTGAAACGTCCGAAAGGCTCCTACGCTACCTTATCAAACACAAGCATTGGTCCCCATTCGAGATGGTTAGTGCTTGCCTAGAAATTGAAACAACACGTGACATCGCACATCAGATTGTTCGACATCGCAGTTTCAGTTTTCAGGAATTTAGTCAACGATATGCTAATCCTAATGAGATTAAAAACACATTTGTCAAAAGAGAATGTCGAATTCAGGATATAAAGAATCGACAAAATTCTATTGATTGCGATGATCAGAAACTCATCTGGCAATGGGATCAACGGCAGTCTGAATTGATTGAACAGGCAAGACAAATCTATGATTGGGCTATTGCTCAAGGAATTGCCAAGGAACAAGCAAGAGCAGTTCTTCCAGAGGGATTGACAAAAACCAGATTGATGATGCATGGAACACTTCGTTCATGGATTCATTATGTGGAGTTGAGATCCTCAAATGGAACGCAAAAGGAACATGCTGAGATAGCAAAACAATGTGGAAATATTCTTGGATTTATTTTTCCAATGATGCTTGAGAGGAAATAATGCTGTATAATTCATACATTGAATTTAGATATGTAAACAATCATAAAGGACAAGAATCTGAAATTACACATCGAATACCATTAGATCAATCATTGAATGATGTTCTAGAACATTTTGAACAGTTCTTACATGGTCTTGGATATGTTTTTGATGGCACAATAGATTTAGTAGAATCAGACCAAACACCATATGAATATGTAAAATGAAATACTTCGTATTAGGAAATGGTGAATCTAGACTTCAATTAGATTTGAAAGCATTAGGAAGATGTGGAGGAGTTTATGGTTGCAATGCTTTGTATCGTGATTATACACCTGATGCATTGATTGCAGTTGATGGAGGCATGATGCATGAGATTGCATCAAGCGGATACATCTATAACAATGTTTGCTATTTTAGAAGCTGGTCTAAACTTCCAGAATATGCATATGATTCACTGGTTGAAGATAATTTCTTTGAAGGATGGCATGAAAGTCTAAAAACAGAAAATGAAAAGAAACATTTTAATAACTTTGTAATGAATGGAACAGATCCAAATCAGATCATGAGACTCTTTCATATGATCAAACAACAATATGAAAAACGAAATGAACCTTTTGATTCTGATGATATTCGGCAGAAACTAGGAAATCATCATCAATGGATCACATGGGTAGATGAGGAGGATGAGGTATATCTCATTCCAGAACCATATTCTGGTTGGAGTGCTGGATCGATTGCTGTCAGAATGATGATGATTGACTATGAACCCAAAGAAGTTTACATGATTGGTTTTGACATGAAGTCAGATACAGGAAAGGTGAACAATGTCTATAAAGGGACTTCAAACTACATTCCTCAAGATGCGAATGAGGTTCCATCTGTCAATTGGAAAAATCAGCATGCTGTTAATTTCAAAGATTATCCCAAAACCAAATTTTATCAAGCCACTCCAGATGGAGATGAGGTAGAAGAGTGGTCTGAATATGAGAATGTCAAGTATATTACTTTTGAAAAGTTGAATAAAAAACTTGACTATAATATTATCTTGTAGTAAGATAAATAAGATATATGATGAAATTTGTGAAATACTTAAACATACGACAACATACGGAGAATACCATGTCTAACATTAGCTCACTTCGCAAAAACAACGCACTCGACAAACTTCTGGCTCAAGTAGCAAAAGAAGAATCCCCAACTGAAAAAGCATCATACATTGATGATCGACTTTGGAAGCCACAGGTAGATAAATCTGGGAATGGATTTGCTGTTCTAAGATTTCTTCCAGCTACAGAAGGAGATCAACTTCCATGGGTTCGTGTATGGAATCACGCATTCCAAGGACCAACTGGAATGTGGTTTATTGAGAATTGCTTGACATCCGTTAACGGAAAATGTCCATGTTGCGAGCATAACTCTGGGCTTTGGAATTCAGGCATTGAGACTGATAAAGAGATTGCTCGAAAACAAAAACGCAAGCTACAATACTACAGTAATGTGTTGGTTGTTTCTGATTCATCAAATCCTGATAATGAAGGTAAAGTCATGCTTTACAAGTATGGCAAGAAAATCTTTGACAAAATCATGGAAGCAATGCAACCAGAATTTGAAGATGAAACACCGATCAATCCATTTGATGCATGGGAAGGAGCAAATTTCAAACTGAAGATTCGCAAGGTAGATGGTTACTGGA